TGGAGTGTCTTTAAGTAGTTTTTTCTAAAATAATTTAAGAGTGCCATTTTAAATCTTCAAGGGTTTAAATGTTAACAGATTTTTTAACAATCTTTGTGAATAATTATTTCTTCTTCAATTATTTTTAACTTTGCTGCTTTCTTTACCACTTTCTTAACTCCCCTAGCAACTGTTGTGCTCTTCTTCTTTGATACTTTGATCTCTCCAATTTGAGCTTGTTCTCTTTCCTTTTGATATTCTTGATATTCATTCTCAAGAATCTCTAATTCTGATAACCACATTTGCTCAATAGTAGTCGCTTTAATGCGGACTAATTCATCTTGTTTCTCATGATGTTCTTTCATTAATTTTTCTACATTTTCTTCTGATACTGAATCCATTGGCATTCTTACCAAATATAAGAACTCTTCATCATCATCTACAGTATCATATTCCTTTTCTACAAGCATATCAATAATTTCTTGCTTCTTTTTCTTTCTCAAATCAATAGTTCCATCTAATACTTCCTTAATATATTTTGCTTTATTTGATAATATCATAATTTGCTTCTCCAAAGCATCAATCATATACTCTTTTCTATCTTCATAATACTCCAAACGAATTTGATAATAATCATCAATAATCTCTTCAACACTTTCGTATTTCTTCAATTTATCTTCAGAATTAAATAAATTCATATTTGTAGTAGAACTTGTAGAATATAATTTCAACAATTTTTCTAATCCATTACATCCATGATCTCCCTTGCTTGCTTCCAATTCATCAAGTTTTCCCTTACTAAATGTAATGACAAATTCAACTGTTGTATCAGTATAATTCTCAAATACATCCTTTACAACAGGAACGATTTTTTTACCTTCTTTATCTTTATCATTCTGAAGATCACTCAATAATTCCTTGAAATCTTCTGTCCAATAACCAACTGGTAATTCTGTTACTCTAATTCTATCTGTCTCAATCTTTTCATGCTTTCCCTTGAAGACAAATTTTGTATCATTAATTTTTTCAGTCTCTCCAGTAAATCCTTCATAATAAGGAAAGAACTCAATTTTATCATCAGTAATATTTTGTAGTTTATTCTTTAAATAACTAATAATATCTCTTGGATTATAACACATGATTTCAGTGCTAAAACCAGTTCCAATACCTTTTGCCCCATTTACCAAAACCATTGGAATAATTGGAACATAAAATTGTGGTTCTACTGGGGTTCCATCATCATTTAAATACTTCAAAATTTTATCATCCTGTTCAGGAAAGAGACATCTTGTAATTCTTTCAAGTCTAGTAAAGATATATCTTGGACTAGATGCATCTTGACCGCCCTTAATTCTAGAACCAAATTGACCAGATGGAAATAATAGATTAATATTATTTGAACCTACAAAGTTTTGAGCCATTCCTACAATAGCTTTATTCAAGCTTTCCTCACCATGATGATATGCTGAATTCTCAGAAACATATGCTGAAAATTGTGCGACCTTAATTTCACTTGATAATCGTCTTTTAAACGCACAATACAAAATCTTTCTTAAACTTGTTTTTAGACCATCCATTAAGTTTGGAATACTACGATCACAATCATATTTTGAGAAATGAATCAATTCCTTGTTAATAAACTCTTCATAAGGAATCATTGATTTACTTGTATCAGCAAAACTGTTTCTATCATAAACTGTTTCTAACCATGTCTTTCTATCATCTGCTCTTTTCTTATTAAATACCATATCAATGGCATCATCACTTGTTACTCCAGTATACTCAAAACTAACAAATTTCTTCTCTTCAAAATACTCTCTAAATTCTGTTTTAGTAGAAGTTCCAAGACCCTTATAATATTTTATACTCCATCCTTTTGTTTCACTATTGCTCTTCCATTGTTCATATTCACCTTCATTATAAAACTTTAATTCTTGACTTCCCTTCTTTGCTTTTAAGATTGGTGTATTCATAAATCCAATAAACCCTGGAATATGAGTTAAACTAGCCCACTCTTTTTGAAACAAATTAATACACAATCCCTTAATATGTGAACCATCAAGATCTTGATCGGTCATAAATACGATTTTACTGTATCTTAAGTTCTTATGAACATCTTCAATAGTTTTATATTCCTTTGCAGTTTCTAAACCGAGAATCTTCTTAATTTCAGCTATTTCTTTATTTTCAGCTACTTTTTTAACTGATTCACCCCTTACATTCATAACCTTACCCTTAAGAGGATAAACGCCAATTGTATTTCTGTCTTCTGATGATAATCCAGAAATAACACCGGTTTTTGCTGAATCTCCCTCACAAAAGATAATCATACAATCTCTTGATTTTTCAGTTCCTGCCCAATTAGCATCATCTAATTTAGGAATACCACTAACTTTCTTACTCTTTGTTCCATCTGTCTTTTTAGCAGCTTTATTTTGCTTTACTTCAGTGATTGCGCAAGCAGCTTCCATTACACCCATTTTTGCAACCTTCTCAATAAATTTATCGCTTACATCACATTTAGATCCAAATTTAGCCATTGGAGTATTCATGAAATCCTTTGTTTGACTATCAAAAGCAGGATTCTCAATATCACAACGCAAGAACAAAATCAATTGCTCTTTAATTGAGTTTGGATTTACTTTTACTTTCTTTTTTTTCTCAATAAATTCAGCTAATTTTCTTGTAATTTGGTTAAGAATATACTCTACATGTTTACCTCCCTTTGAAGTATAAATACCATTCACAAATGAAACTTGAATGAACTCATTTGTTGGAGTCAATGCGACAGCATATTCCCAACGAGGATTTGCTTCTTCATATACTCTTGGAGATGCTGATTTTTCTCCAATGTATAAATTAATATATTGTTCAAAATTCTTTATAGGAATAATAGATGAATTATACTTTACCTTAATTGTTTTATCAGTGACTGCTGAGATATCATAGACTCTCTTTTTCAATAGAGCGATCATATCTGGTGTTAAACAATGAATTCCTAATCGCTGATAATCTGGTTTAAATGTAATTTTTGTATATGGTTTTATCTTACTTGCTTTTGTGATCTTTGGTTCACAAATGGTGTCAAGATTATCTCTGAACTCTTGAGTATATTTAAGTCCACGAATATGATCTACGGTTTCAATAGTGCCATGTGTTGACCAAATTAGCACTAATTTGAATCCAAAACCATTCTTTCCACCAACAATCTTCTTTTCTTCTTTATTGTAGTTTGTTGAAGTTCTCAAATGTCCAAAAATCAATTCAGGCACCCAAGTTTTATATTCTGGATGCTGAACAACATCAATGCCATTACCATCATTAATCATTAAAATAGTGCCATCTTCTTGAATAGCAATATCAATACAAGTAACAGGTAATGAATTTTCAACATTAGCATCAATTTTGGATTGCATTCGGACGACATGATCTCTACAATTTACAATGCCTTCATCAAATAACTTGAACAAACCAGGAATATAACTAATATTCTTCTCAATAATTTTATCGCTTGTTTCATTCATAATCCACATATCAGCATCTACTGTTTCAACAGATCCGATATATGTATCAGGATTATCTAAAATATGTTGCTTATCCGTCTTTTGTTGGACGTCAAAGTATAGGGTATTATCGTCAGTAGCGCTCATTGTCTCGTATATATACCTTAGAATTTTGTGTTTAAATTGTTTCAATTTTATTTATATGGTGTTCCGCCACCATACGCTATGGGTCGTGCGGGGAGCCTGCCAGATTTGTCAATAACTACTTGTTTTGCTACGTTACTTGTTATTTTATTTATATTTTTACTGCTTTCTTCGGCAGATCCTCCAGACATTGAGTTACTTACTATTTTAAATATAAGTTATTCTTTTTTGAATCTGCGTTTGTACAATCAGGATATTCGTTTCGCCATTCTTTAATATTTTTAATATTTTCATTTGCCATTGTTTTAATTACTTTTGTTAGTATTGGGTTATCATCATCTTCTTTAGTCCATTCATCATTATCTTTAATATATATAACCTCTCTTTTTGTTCAGAACAATGAATTGGTCTGTCATGAATTTGTAATGTTTTTAAGTTATTGAGAATAATATTAGATATACCTTCAACATAACCAAGTCTTCCAGTGGCTTCCAAATCTTCTAGTTGTGGTTTAATTAAACTAACAAAATCATTAATATTCATAGCACTTTTACAAGTTTCGTTTAAAAAGAATTGTAGATTAAATGTTTTGTTGTGGGAATGATTATTGTTAGTATTATGTGAATGGTTACCGTTATTAGTTCCATTTTTAAGGACTTCCATAAGTTGTGAATTTTGTTTAACTAACATTATCATGATCTCTTTATCGGATAGAAGAGTTTCTTTTATATTAGAAGAATTTTCTTCATTGTATGAATCTTCAATACATTTTTTTTGATGTTTCCAAAGACCATTAAGTGATTGATATGCTTTAGAACAATTAGAACAAATGAACTTAACTTTATTTGGCAGAATTGCCGCATAATTTGTTAGCGTCTTGTCACCTAAACTGCTTTTTTATGTCTAGCACTTAATAAATAATCATCAAAACTACTCTTCTTAGACGTTCCGTAGTCACAAAAATTACAATAAAATTTATATTCAGAAGTATTATTTATTTTTTCTATTGAAATTCTATCATCAATAGCTAAAACAGAATATTCATTACTTGAAATAGGATTCAAAATATTTAAAGATAGGTTTAATAGGTCATAATGTTCTTGTTCTCTAATTCTAGCTTCAGTAACATCTTGACAGGAATATTTAGCTATTTCAGCCATAGTCCAGTTATCCCATCCTCCATTTTTCTTATAGAATCATATATTTTTAATTTAGAACTGCCATTAGATAATATCTTATGTTGATATTTTCTTTTAATAAAGTTAGTAGTATGTCCGACATATATATATCAGTAACTGATTGATCATTACAAACAATTTTGTATATTATTGTGTTAGAGTAATCTATAATATCTTTGGCATTTATAATATATTTTGAGATATTTATGTAAATAAAAATCTAATAAAAAGATAATGTCTTAAAATTGTCTTAAAATATCCGAAAAATGTCACCTAAAGTTTCCAAATATTATCAACGATTATTGAATTCCAAAATATCACAAAAAAATTTATCATCACACTTTTTTCCGAACAAAAATAATTTTGAGAGCATTATCGTCACATCCCTGACTTCGAAGGTCTTTTTTTAAAACTTTTTCGGTTTTTCAATTTTGGACATTTTTTTGTCCATTTTCATTTTTGGCGCCGACTTTTTTTTCGAATTTTCAAAGAATATATATTAATTTTAAAGGTACTTAAAGACTCTTTAAGTTACTTTTTATATATATTATTTAAGAACCATACAATTTTATTCATAAAATAATTATATTATCACATATTAAATGTCTACTTATAATAATTATAGATTTACACCTGGAAATAAAGCGAACTTAAGATTATTCCTCACTGCCGCACTTATCAGACAATATTATCGCAATTTTAATACTACTCAAACTTTAGAAAATATTAATAACGCCGATTATATTACTCAAGGAACATTGTGTGGTTGTATAGAACAACGTGCAAATAACATTAAACAAGGTTATAATGACCCATCTCAAACAGAAAATAACCGAGTTGCCAGAGCAATTACAGGAACTTTAGGGGGAAGAATAACTTATGGCAATTTTTATAAACCTGTTACTATCAATTATCTTGGAGGATGGGAAGGACAACCTGGAGGACTTCCAAGACCATTAAGAAATAGATTTTAAATGCGTTTTAAATTTTATTATTTAGAAAATTTTTCTTTTTTTCTTTTATTATTTTATAATGACTCAAACTATTGGTTCTCGTCGTCAAGTTTGGAATGGAACTGCTAAAAGAACATCTGGAGGTCTTACTAAATCTGACCTCATCATGTCTCATGGGCGTATCGTTTCTAAATCTAAACACTTTAGTGCTAAAAAGGAAATGCGCCTTTTAAAGTATGGTTATGGAACCCAAAAGGGCAAATTTGGTTTTGTTAAAATTGATAGCAAGAAACACAAGAAAATGAAAGGGGGGCATACCAGAGTTAATATGTCTCTTTCACCTTCTGGTATTGATGGTCAAGGTATTACTAATTATGGTTCTCTTGGTTCAGTCGGAGTACAAGAAGCAGCCGGTATGGCTGGAGGAAGACGTCGTTCTCGTAGAATGTATGGTGGTTCTGGAATGTATGCTATGAGTGAACATAGTTCTGCTAACTGGAATGGTGATGGTATTGATGGCCAAGGTATTACTAATTATCGTTCTCTTGGTTCAGTCGGAGTACAAGAAGCTGCAGGTATGGCTGGCGGTAAAAAACACAGACGTAGACACAGAGCTATGAAAGGTGGCACTAATAAACAACCGGTCAGTTCTAATCCAGCAAACGTTCTAAATAGAGCTCTTGTAGCTTAAATTACAAAATAATTTAGAAATTTATATAAATTCTTAAATTATTTTACTTTGTTAACCATTCTGAACTAACAAATTTTTCAAATTTAATAAATTCTTGTAACTGATTTGTTAGATATTTTTCAAAAAATTGTTTAGATACTATTAAATTTACTTTTTGTTCTACTACTGATTTAGCAGTTACATAATTTTTATATGATTTATATAAATCATCAAAACTTATAATATCAATATTAAGATTAAGACCCATATTCACTAAATTCGATAACTTGTTAAATTTATAATCATGTAAAAACTCATTTACATCTTCATTCTTAGACCATAAAGTACATTTAATGTTAGTTATATATTTATTATCGATTACTTCAACTTGAGGAGAATAATAATGACAAATCATTTTAATCATATTTATATCCGTTAGCTGACTTATCTTTTTATCATAATTTTTATACAAAGACATTAATTCATCAATCTCATATTCATCATCTATATTAGGTTCATTTGTTACTATTATATATTTATCCCAAAAAGACAAAAATGAACTAACATTTGGCAAATATTTACTTGTTATATTTGTAAAAATAACATTTGCTGAATCATTTTTATGTGTAAGCTTTGTCATTAAAACTTCCTGTAACTTTTGTGAATAAATCATATTTGGAATATTTAAATTAGATAAATAAAGCTTCCATATATAATGCATATTTTTCCAAGTAATATTTGATTCAGAAACAAGAGTTTCAACAATACATTGTTCTATAAATTCATCCACAATACTTTGTAATGAATTTTGAACAAAAAATAATACATAATCTTTTATTTCAGACTCTACTTTTGTATTTAAATAATTATCAGCATTTCCATATCTTTCCGAATAATGAGTTGCAACGCAATATAGGTCAATACCAATATTGTTCAAAACTTCTTTAACAATATCTATGGATAATAAATTACTTGTTTCATTTGTTTTAATTAAACGATATAAATTCAATTTATGACTATCATGATATTTTGTAATAAAGTTGTTCATTATAGAATTACCTGTAGTTACATAAACAATTGAATCAATTAACGTAATAAATTTTTTATTACTTGAACTAACAAAATACAATAAATTATCATTATTCTTTTTAAGAATGCAATCACCAATAATTGTTAAAAAATATTTCGCCTCTGTTTTAGTTTGAAAAATTGTTTGTAGAAAACCAAGAACATTTTGAATTGTATATGTTTCAGGAGTTGACTTAAATAAAGATCTCTCTTTAATTTTTTTTATAATATTTTGTTTTGTCTTATGCTTCCATTGTATTAATTTGCCTTCATCTGTAATTGTTGATAACAATTGATAATGAATATCATCATCTTTTATAATTTTATATGTTTTACCATCATATTCATAATAAATACTATTATATGGCATATAAAAATATTGATGTTTGCTTAAAAAAACCTTATAAAAATTTTCTTGTTCCAATGTTAGTTCATTAAATCTACTAACACGTTCATCATACTTTTTATTTTCTTGTTCCAACGTGTTAGGTAAGTTAAATAAATGGGTTTCTAAACGTTGGAGCATATATGAATTATCCTTATACTTAACATTTAATTCATTTATTAGTTCAGCAATAGTATTTACTGTTTGTTCTTCCATTAATAATTCTTTTTTGTTAGTCTTTAAGTTAGTTTTAAATAATATATTATTTATATTGTTTTATATTATTTTAAATTATTATGAAGACACGCAAACAAAGAAAAATATGCGGTTCCATGTCATTGAACGCATCGGAACGGACTGGGATACCATGCCAAATAAATTTACGATATTTACCAAAAAGATTAACTGCCCGTGATAAGAAAAAACAAGCTCAAATGTTAATTAAATCTAAAAAATTATACAGAGAAGGTAAATATTATACACGGAAACAAGTAAAGTCATTTCATTCTAAAACATCTTCGCATATTCTTAAAGCTAGAAAAGTATATGGAGTTGAAAAAATTGGAGCAACAGATGAATTAGCTAAAAAATCTGGATGTTCAAAAGCTGCTTTAGCTAAAATTATAAATAAAGGATCAGGGGCTTATTATTCATCTGGTTCTAGACCAAATCAAACACCACAATCGTGGGGTGTAGCACGTTTAGCTAGCGCATTAACATCCGGTAAAGCTGGCGCAGTTGATTATAATATATTAAACGAAGGATGTAAACTTGGATCAAAGGGATATAAAGCTGCTCAATTAGCTCGTAAAAAACATGGATATGGAAAACGAAGAGTTACAAAAGTCAAAATAAATTAAATATTATTTACTTACTAATATTTTTATAACATAAGTATTTAAAGAATTGAGTTTAATTGTAATTATAATGTCTCATTTTATTAATACAAACACATCTACAAATAATAACGTTTTAACCATTAAAACCGTTCAAATTGCTCCTTTTCGCACATTAATGACTGCGCTTAAGGATATTCTTTTAGAAACCAATATTTCTTTCCAACCTGATGGAATTAGAGTTATTAATATGGATAAATCTCATACTATTTTAGTTCATTTATATTTAGCAGCTTCCAATTTTGAATTTTATGAATGTAAAAAAGAAAAAATTATTATTGGGGTTAATATGTTTCATTTATTTAAATTAATTAATTCTATTGATAATGATGATACTTTAACTATTTATATTGAAAACAATGACTATTTTGATGGTATTGTTTCTCATTTAGCACTTAGATTTGAAAACGGACATATTAAACAATGTAAGACACAGAAGCTTAAATTGATTGAACCTGAACTAGATGAGTTGGAAGTTCCAGATGTTAAATTCTCTTCTATAATTAATCTCCCTTCAGCTGATTTTCAAAAGATCATCAGGGATTTATCATGTATTTCTGATAAACTTGAAATTAAATCTGTTGGAAATGAATTAATATTTAAATGTCAAGGACAATTTGCTTCTGCTGAAATTCATCGTGCTGAAGCAGATGAATCAATGAAATTTATTTTGAAACAAGATTCATCTAAAGTTATTCAGGGTGAATTCTCACTTAAAAATCTTAGTTATTTTATTAAATGCACAAATTTATGTCCTCAAATTGAAGTTTATTTGGAAAATGATCTACCTTTAGTTGTGAAGTATAATGTAGCCTGTTTGGGAGAGATAAAATTAGGAGTCGTGCCTTTACCCAGCACCTAGCTTTGTTTCGCCTACTAATATATCTGTAATACTTAACATTTCTTAAACTGAAATAATATTCCTTTATCTTTTGTAATTTCATGTTAAACCACTAAACTTATTACCCCAAATGCATGATAATGCATAGCAATAAATATAGGTTCTTCTCCGTTATTTATCATGATAGAATGTTTTACATTGTTTTTATTTACTTTAGTAATTTTTTCTATTTGGTAGGTGAAATTATATTATATTATAAATATAATATAATATAATGTCAAATTACTCAAATTATTTAAATGATAAAAAATGTTGTGCTAATAATTTATCTAAAACCATTACCGGTGCTCAAGGTGCTCAAGGTGCTCAAGGTGCACATGGTGCTATTGGTCCTAAAGGATTTACTGGAGCACAGGGTTCTTCTACTGGTTCACAGGGATTTCAAGGTGTTACTGGAAATATAGGAGCACAAGGATTTCAAGGTGTTGCTGGAAACATAGGAGCACAAGGGTTTCAAGGTGTTACTGGAAATATAGGAGCACAAGGATTTCAAGGTGTTACTGGAAATATAGGAGCACAAGGATTCCAAGGTGTTACTGGAAATATAGGAGCACAAGGGTTTCAAGGAGTTACTGGAAATATAGGAGCACAAGGATTTCAAGGAGTTACTGGAAATATAGGAGCACAAGGATTTCAAGGTGTTACTGGAAATATAGGAGCACAAGGATTCCAAGGTGTTACTGGAAATATAGGAGCACAAGGATTCCAAGGTGTTACTGGAAATATAGGAGCACAAGGATTTCAAGGAGTTACTGGAAATATAGGAGCACAAGGGTTTCAAGGAGTTACTGGAAATATAGGAGCACAGGGATTTCAAGGTTCTACTGGAGCACAAGGAAGCACTGGTGGAACTCCTTGGATAACTATGAATGGCATTGGTACGCAAGGTTCTGGTTATACAGGCATTGGTGTTACTGGTCAAGATGTATTAGTTTATGGTAATTTATATGTTTCTGGAAAAATTGACCCTACAGATATTATTTTATCAAATAATAATTCCACTTTTTATACAAGTATAAGTTATGAGGGAAATATATATATAAATGGACATTCATCAAGTAGATTAACATTTAATAATGGAGTTACTACTTCAGATATAACAATAGAGAGATTAGCAATTTTTCAAAAAATTTTTCCAGCAGTTGAATTACCCTCAAATAATACTACATTACAAATTAATAATACTTTACTATTGACCGATGGAACAAACACTAATTCTGTTTCAAATACTAATATGATTATGACTAATAATACATATAATCAACTTGTAAAATTAGATAATGGTAGTAATACTGGAGTGCCTAACCTTTATCTTCAAGATAATAACATCAATCTTAGTTCTCAACTTACAAATGGTTCTCTTATAATTATAAATAATAATACAAATTATGCTTCTACTTTGAGTGATACAATGTGTTATTTAATAGATAATAATACACGTAATTATTCACAACATACTTCGGTAGGTTTGATTGTATATGATTATCCAACTGGGAATGGTACTTTATATGGTTGTTTTGGAATGTCTTTATCAAGTTCGAATAATTATACTATTACTGGTGTAGATGATTTCAAATCATTACATAATATCTATATGGGACAATCAACAAAAGTTGAAATTATTAAAGACAACATACCACCTTACTCAAATTATTTTTTAAATGAGTATAATGAAACGTTGTTTTTATTACCTCATGATTACTATTTAACGCAAATTGAAAAAGGAAATAGAGACGGTTGGTTTTGTTATATTACAAATATGATAGATAATAGAGTTATATTAAATAGTCCTGATAAAAATTTCATTTATAATGACAGCAACGGATTGAATAATAGTAATTCTGTTACTATTAATCCATATAAAACTATTAGAATAACATTAGTATTTTCACCAAATAGGAGTGATTATTATTGGGCAGTAATGATATAAAATTCGGCATATTAAATATGCATTGCTCTAAATACCTGATTTATATTTTGCATAATAGGTTTATTATAGCAAAAGGAATTTATAATATTATTGTGTATAATTTGATCAATATTTAACTCATCAGAATTACTTATCTTTGATTGACAGAATAAATAATATTTATTAAATAAACTTATTAAAAAATAATATTTAAAAAAAAACATATATATTACTTAAATGGAATTGATATATGTAGAGGAGAACTCCGAAAATAATGAACTAAATGATAAAACCCCTATACTAATTTCGAATGAAAAATTTAAAAATAATATTAAAAAAGAAGTTTCAACGCAAAAACAATATAACAAACTATTTGAAGATATTAAAACTCGTAGTCCATCATGTGGTTTAATTATAATTGATAACTTTTATAATAATGCTTATGAAACAAGAAAATATGTTTTAACTCAGGAATTTGTGGTAAGGGGTAATTATCCAGGTCAGCGCACAATTTCTTATGCAAATAATGAGTTAAAAGATATAATTCAAAAATATGTAGAACCATTTGGAGGAAAAATAACAGATTTTCCAATTCCAAAAGAAGATGGTTCTGATGCATCATGTATTTATAATGGTTCATTTCAATTTACAACAAGTAGAGATCGTTCATGGGTTCATATAGATGAATTTAATAATTGGGCAGGTGTATTGTATTTAAACCCCAATGCTCCATTATCATCAGGAACATCTTTTTATCGTTTTTATGATGGTTCAACATGTAAAAGAGATATGGAAATATTAGGAAGTAAATCAGAAACAGATCTATGGAGTCAAGACTTAACAAAATGGCAAAAAGTTGATACAGTAGGAAATGTATTTAACCGTTTAATTTTGTTTAATTCAAATAGATTTCATATGTCTATGGACTATTTTGGTAATTCAAAGGAAAATGGAAGACTATTTCAAGTATTCTTTTTTTCAACAGAAAAATAAATTATTATTTATTTTATAATTAAATAATAATTAATTAGTATGATCTTCTATAAAATATTTATCTTCCAATGAAATAATATCTAATACTCCTTTAATAAATAGCGACCTATGGGTATTTTCTAATTGAGACATTTTTCGTTCATAATCTTTTTTATGTCTTATGACATAGTGAGATAATATAATATCTAGTTTTGTATAATTGTCTTCAGACCAAAGTATATCATCATCATTATCATACTTATAATCAGATATGTTTCCATAATTAGTAATAATTTGTCCATTTGTTTGAACTTTATGAATCCATAATTTAATATTATCATTAAGCATTGATGTTCTAAACAAAGATTTACCAAACTTAGATGCAAAATTGATTTCAAATGGTAGTTCTTTTAATGAATCTAAGTTAATTCGTTTATTGTTTTTGTTGCGTTCAAATTTTTCTGTAATATTACCATCTGAATCAAATGTTGGTTTGAAAATATTCCAATATACATATACACAACCAATATTAGGTTGAATTGTATCAATAAAACTTGAAATCGTGTAACCATTCTTACCAGACATAAATTCATCGATATCAACTAAAATAGACCACTCGGATGTTGCTTTAACTATTTGATAAAAATTATCACAAAGAATTTGCCTGTGTTCAACTGTATTATTATAAATATTTAAATCACGATTATCAATTAATAATGAAATCATATTATTATATGAAGAATTTTTAATAAATTCTGTTATATTATCACTACTATTATTGGATAGAATAAAAAAATGTTCAACACCTTGTTTAATATAATGTTCTAACCAATCATTTAAATTTTCGGTTTCATTTTTAAGCATAATACATGCGGACAATTTATATTTTATGTTGTGATATGTAATACTTGAACCGAATGTATTTAAACTTGTAAGATTAATATCAACGTCTTGATATTCATCAAACATATACAGTTTTGTATCTATTTGCACAATTATAAATTTATGTGTTCCAATAATAGGATCACCAAACATAGAATCTCTATAATAATAACCAGATCTAATTTTAATAATATTATCATTAACACAATAAGAAAATACAATTGATGTGATATCAATATTATAATCTATAGTACCATATTTTATTGATATTTTTTCCAGATTTTTCTTATTAGGTTTATATTTTTCTTCGGGATAATTATACATATAATGATTAATATTTGAGTTATGTATTTCAAAGTTATAATGATCAATTGAAAATAAATGAAACTCAACAATATCTCTAGGATTATTGTTAACATCTATGTAATTTAATTTTGCCAAATGATTTGTTCGGGCCCACCAAAAGTTTCCACTATAATGTTTAAATGGAACAGATAAATAATTACATCCAACAGAAGAATAGTCACTATTTAAAAATAGAATACAAGTATTATATTTGAATAAAAGAAAATATAACATCATATTAATCCAATCCATCATTTTAGTATCATTAAAGTTATGTCTTATTCCCTTAGTATGTATATATAAAATATTGTCATTTGGTTGTAATTTTGAAAATGAGATCATATTATTTATAGTTGGAGCTTCTTGTAATTTTATATTTGAAGAATAATTAGTTATTTCAAACTTATCTTGATATCTTTTATTTATATTTAAATTTTGAATATAATTATCACCAAGAGGAAACCCAATATTAATAATATATATTTTACTTAAAATATTTATACAATTAGAGTCTATTAATTTATTAATCAAATAATCAAGTCTTTCTGTTTGTCCTTCTTCAATACAACAAGAATGAATAAAGCAATAGTTTTTACCAATAATTGTTTTATTAAATTTATAAAAATTGCGTAAATAAATATCATACATAGGAGGTAAATAATTATTATATTCAATTTCAATATAGTCCATATCATTATTTAATCTCCCGAATAAATCAGTGCAGTTGTAAATTTTTTCCTGTACAGTTTCTATATTTGTATATTGTTCATTATTATATTCTTGATGTGCAAAATTAACTAACTTATTTTTAATAAATTCAGCGTCCCCAAAGTAACTTAAATGCCACCCAGCTTTATTAATTACAGGAGCATTTATAAATCTAATATTATCACAAGTAGTGTTAAGTTCTTTAAATTTATTGTAAGATAATATTTTAGTATGATACCATTTTTCTCTTCGTTTAGAGTTTAAATTATAATAGTAAAAATCAAGTTCTATAATTTTGATTTCAATATCTTGATTATTATTTTTAAGTTGTAATAAAACAGTTGGATCGGGTATTTCATCTAAATCACAAATGGTTATAATATCGTTATTATTGAGTTTAAGTTTTTCTAATCCTCTTGTTATGCAATTTCTTTGGAATTTTTCATTAATCCATTGTTCATTATTATTAATATTTATATTTTTTGTATAAGGAAAATCATCAACAATAACATGTATAATTTTATTTTTAAACTTAGAAAATCTTTTGATATTATTTTTAAAATATAATTCTTTATCTTTTCCACTATGAGTATTTGTTGATTCAACTAACACAAAATAATCAACAACATCGTTTAAAATATTTAAACGATAATTTAATAGATCCAATTCATTATAAAATATAAAACAATCAATAATTTTAATTTTATTTTCATCTAATAATAGAGGTTCTTTTTTTGATATATCTAATATAATATTTGTATTATCATCTAAAACTATTTTAGATATAATATCATAATCAAAAAAATCAGTGTATTTAATTAATGTAAGATTTGGAAATTTGTTTTTAAAATCAGAATCTAAATATAAAGATTGTTCTGATAAAATTTTAAAACCAGCCATCAATAATCTGTCGCATCTAATATGTTCAAAAATATTTGAGGGAATTGTGAAAAATCCATGTAAATTTAAAATTATTTTACATTTAGCTAACTCAATATCTCTCTTAATGCACCATCCCGATATTATATTAACCGAGAACTCATTTTTAATCAAAAACTCTACTATTGGTTTTCTACGTTCAGTCACATCTCCTCCAGCACCAACAATTAATCCAAAATCATAAATTTTGTTGGTATCTTTATTTAATTTAGTTAATGTTATTAGTTCATCATTATTACAAACATATGGTAAATATATGGATGTATCAGTATTTACATTATTTTCAGTTAGAAGTTTAATATTGCTTTTACTGTAATCATAGTAATTAAACTTATATTTACGTAAAATATCTAAAACACTTTTTAATCTAATAGGAATATTTAAAGGTTCTGTATTTAAATAACTGAAATGACAATTTGGCAATTGTGTTAGTATATTGTCATCAAATATTTCATAAATAAAAGTAATCTTAACAGGGTTTATATTTAAAATATATTGTTTATCACATGACAGTAAAATATTATAATCTGTAAAAAGTATGTTTAGGTTTTCAATATATTGTTTAATTGGTTTTTGATTAAAATCTGTGGAACAATAAAAAATCCATGTTTTATTTATATCTTGTATTTTACATTGTTTTATCCATTCTTGTGCTCTATTATTCCAACTACAAGTTAAAGCATATTCTTTACCTTTTTTTCTTATATCATTCTTTTGTTTTGTTGAAAGACTTAAAATAGTGTTGATCTCATTGTCACTCTGAATTTTTATGCCATATTCTCCCAATGTATTAATTAACCCAGCAACAGGGTAATATAAACAAATAACTTCTGACATGAGCATTTCCATTGATGTTATACAAGATGTTTCATTAAAATTAGTGGGATATAGCCAAAATTCAGCAGAAGACATTAATTCATATAGTTCGTCTCGATTTAGTGTTCCAACGTGTTTAATACTGTTATATGTTTTTATAATATTGTTTAATCTTATTTCAAAGTCATTATGAGGGAAATGATTATATGAAGCAATAAAAAGTTCAGCACCAGGTAATTTTTCAATAATTTGGGGCCATAAAACTAATAAACGATCAAGACCTCTTTCTGCACAAGATGTGTAAATAAATCTATTTGTAATTTTAATAGGGTTGTAAATAAATTTTTCAACAAGAATTCCATTATTAATAGTAAAAATTTTATTTTTTAATTGAGGGTATTGATTAGCAAATAAGTTTTTATGCCATTCAGTTTGACATATACATCCGTTAATTTTACTATTCCATTTATTAAGAATATAATTAACGTCTTGGTTACAACCATAAGAATATAGTGCACAGTCATGTCCCCATATAAATGATTGATAAAATGATGTTTCTGGAAACATTTCATAGAAAGCAACATATCTGGATACAATAACCGTATGAAATGGTATTGTTTTAACTAAAATTTTAAGATTATCTAAACTAACATAGGTTATATTTGCTATTGTTTCTTCTGCAACAAATCCTCCTATATAAATTTTAAAATCAGAAGGAAATGAGTTAGCTAAATTAGCAAGTGCTGTTTCTGAACCTCCGAGGGCATTATGTATGCTATATGTATAGTTCCAAGGTAAATTAGCAAAACCAGAATAAAATAATATATTTTTACATTGTTTACAGTCTTCTATTGAAAAGGTAGTTTCTACTATTTTAAAACATTTAAATTTTATACCATATTTTTCAAAATTTTTTAAAAACTGATGTTTGGATAGATCCATTTTCATGTCTTGTTCTATAAAATTAATATAATTTTGAAGCAACTCTATAAATCCATAAAAATTATCAATACATGAATCAATAAAAAATTGTAAATTATATAATAAATTTCCTATAAAAAATTCTTCAGTGATTGGGTGTTTTTTTGTAAAAGCAATCTTAAACATATTAATGATTGAGTTTTTAGCTTCAGGAAAAATGTCTTTAACCTTATCGGCAACTAGAATCATATAATATGGTAAATAAAAGTTGGCTTTATCATTTTCAACAAACAGCTTACCATCTACGTTTGATTGGAGATATTTATTTTCATAGAAGTCCCTAACAAGTGTATAATAAGCATATCCTAATTTATCAAAACCAGTAATTAAATAATGATGAACAAGATGATAAATACATTCCATTCTTTCTGTATCATATTTAAATGATTCAATTAGATAATAAAATGCCTTTTCTTTTTCTCCAATTTTAGTATACTCGTGATAAAGATTTAAACAACACATATATTTTTCTTGTGTCCAATTTTCATTATTTAATGTAATTTTATACCATTTAATAGCTTCCTCTGATATGCCGGCATCTTTGTAACTATTTGCACAATAAAACCCATATCGTATATAAAGTTTATCATTAAATTTTTTTGCTTCATCATATGCTTCCTCTAAAATTTTTGCATCTTTTAAATATTTTTCAGGATCACTATTTCTACTACCACGTCTTCCAGAAACAATATAATAATCACCATCAATGCTAGTTATTTTAGCATTTGGTTTTAAACAGTTAATATATTCATGAATAACACATTGATAATTCCATTTAATTCTATTATTTACTAACAAAACTCTTTGATACGATATTCCAGCAGAAGTTCCAAAATTTAATAAATATCCATCACTATCAAGTTTTGTTGGCATTTTAATATTACCGTGAATTTCATCATCAGCATCAAATACAAATAGCAAATCTGTTTTATTAAAAGCAGATTCTAAAGCTAGAGTTCTATTATGAGCAAAATTTTTCCAGGGGTGATTATAAAGTTCACCCGGAATATCTTTAGATTTAAAGAAATCAACAATATATTTTTGAGTATTATCAGTTGAACCAGTATCACAAATAACCCAATATGAAAAATTAATTTTATTACAGAGCATTTCAAGAGTTTCTTTAATAATATGTGATTCGTTTTTAACAATCATATTTAAACAAATAGAAGGCGGTATGTCACTTATGTTTAACTCCATGATAATAATAATAGTATATTTGTTTTTAACTTATAAAAAATAAGTATATATATTTATTTATAAATATATAAATAAAATTTGTTAGTTATATTATGGATAAAATATCGTTTATATTTCCGAATAATAAACAAAATAATAAGTTCTTAACTGAATCTATTCAAAATATTAAAACAGAAAATTCTAATAATAATTTAACAACAAATAGTATAACTAATTACATAAAAATTGCGCCAAATGTGTATAGATTTTATAACAAAGTAAAAAATAATGATTTTAATTTAGAAGATAATATTTATATATTATATATTAATGCATGTCAAGTTAAAATGGAAAATATATATACAGCAATTGAAATGTTTAAAAAATGTTATAAATTAATAAATGATAACACTAAAAAAGAAGTAAAATATGAAATTTATGTGAACTTAGCATTATTACTTTCAGATACGGATATTTCTCGTAATGAAATATATAAATATTACGATGAGGCTTTAGAAATTTGTCCAGATAGGGCTGAACCATATTATTACTGTAGTATATATTGTAACAAAATAAAAGATTTTGAGAAATCTTATGATTTATTAAAAAAAGCGTTAGAATTATCATTTGAAGATGCTAATAAAAAATATCCAGGAACACAATTTACGGCATATGGTAAGCATTTATATTATGAATTAGCAGTAGCATGTTATTGGTTAAAAAAATTTGAGGAAGCAAAGGTGTTATTAAATGTAATAGTAGATGACCCTGATTTTAATGAACATAATGTTCGTATTAAAAAAAATTTAGAACTAACAGTAAAAGAACTGGAGAATATATAAAATAATTGATATACTAAATATATAATTATTTTATTATTTATTATGATTGTAATAAATTTAAGTAATCTGAAAAATCATTAAAATATGAGTAGTTATTAATAATCTCAATATCACAAGGATTTATTTGAAATCCTACTTTAAATTTAAACATGCCAATACCTCTAAAATTAATATTATAGAAATATTGAAATGTATCAATGTATTCTTTATAATTTTTTAATATATGATAAATAACTTTCCAAACATCCCCAGTCCAATTTTCTCCATATTTTAATATGCCATTTTCATAATAATGTTTAATAGGTATTTTAAGTTGTTCATTATAATTTAATGGTAAAATGTCATCAATAAATATAATTCCCTTATCTAAAAGAACCCGTAAAGAATTGTTAATGTCTTTTAATACATATTCAGTTTGATGCATTCCATCAATAAAAATAACATTAAAAATTGGAGTTACATCAATAGATGATGTATCTCCAATATTATATTGTTTAAAATAATCATCAGATGTTAGTTTGAATAATTTTCCGTTTGTTGGATTAAATTTGGGGTCAGGGTCAACAGCGACTTTATTAATAAAATGGACTTCATTAAAACATTCACCATATTCAACTCCAATTTCTAAATATATATCATTTATATTTGTTAGTTGATTAATAATTTGAGAACGTTTAGAAACATCAGTATTATAGTTAGGTTTTTGTATATTAATATCAATAATTTCATATTCAGAAACAGATAAATATAAAAGTTTAAAATAATTAATTAATTGATGATTAGGTGTATCAATAAGTGTGTAACATTTCATACGATTAAAATTATATATTTCAATTCTTTCTTGTAAATATTCTAGTCTACATTTATTTTCTAAAATGATAAAGTCATTTCTAGGATAATTATATAGTTCAGTAATTCTATCAATATTTGCTAATAAGCTATCTAATCCAATAATACAAAATTGTTTATTATAATCATTATTAACAATTATATTACAATATTTATGTTGATAATTTGTTTGATCTCTTTCCCATATTTTTGTATGAAAAACTATATATTTTTCATCTTCATAAGCGCCTTTCTCCTTCATTTTTTCATGCATGTTGAAAATATTAAAATATATGGGTGAAATAAATTTAGGCCCAATACGATTTATTTCAGAATTTCTAATTAAAGAAAAATTGTTGTTGGAGTCATTCATGTATTGAATATAACCAAGTTTATGTATTTTTGCTATGTTAGTAGAGATAGATGTTCTAAGTATAATTTCGTAATCATCGCAAATAGGTAAATATTCACAATAACTTCCCATAGAAAGTAATGTTTCACGCCTCCATATTCTTGGGTGATTAGGACAACATACAAGATGACTCATAGTAATATTATTTATATTTGGTGTAATATAAACTAATCTCCAGTTTCCTTCATAATTAACTGAATAATAACCCCCATAACCCTTACAAATAAAATCACCATACCATTGATTATTGCCATTTTCATAAATACAAGCGCAATCGTAGTAAATAAATCCGATATCGGGTTTTGAATTAAATAAATCAGTAGATTCTTGTAAGACATAAGGCATTAATTCGTCATCATGATCCATTTCAAGAACATATTTTCCGCGACACAATCCAATAGTTTCATTTTTTACATTTCCTATGCTTCCATTATTACATGAACGTCGATAAAATCTAATTCTAGAGTCATTAGAAAAGTTTTCACGTAAAAAAGCAAAATGTTTATCATCAGGCGAATCATCCATAATGACCCATTCCCAATCAACTAATGTTTGTTTTTGAAGACTATTATAAACTCGTAAAATTTTGTTATATGAGTTATAAGATGGTGTAAATAAAGAAAAAGTCGGTCTAGTTTTGCTACGTTCGATAGCACACAAATTAATATATATAATATTGACAATATTGTTAAAATTTTGAATATTTAGGATATTAGGAGAATCGGGAACAATATGAACATGACGATACAGCATATTTTCAGAAACAACAGTAAGTAATTCAGATTTAAATTCAGTAGGAGAATCTCCATAAGTAATTAAAAAATGAAAATTAGAGTTATGAAGATTTTTAACATATTCAATTGAATCTGTAATAAAAACAGAACAATCTAATTTATTAGCGTTTTCAATAAAAAAATAATCAATTTGACTAAAATTATTTTTACGATAAAATATGATAAATGGATATTTCATTTGTTAATTATATTTTATAATTAACAAATGTTTAAATACTATTAAATATACTATAATATAATTTTTCTAAAATTCAGGTGTATGTTTTTTGAATAAACATCCTTGAGGTGAAAGATTTCTGATTTCGCTGGTAATAATAGTAGGATTCTGATGGTCGCAGTTGGTTAACCAGATTTTAACAATACAGAAATTTTTTTTGGGTGAAATGGTAATTCCTGTCACACAATTAACAAAGATACTATTTAAACTGATAGTTTCTCCGATAAGAACATAAGTAAGATCTCTCCAAACTTCAAATACATTTTTATTTGAAATTTTATAAGAGAATGCTCCTCCGTTTCTGTTCTTTGGGTCTTCCCACATAGGTGTAACTCCATCTCTCATGATGAATAACATACAATTTTTTACCAAATCAGCAGGTAATGATTCGGTAATAGCAATAGCTTCTTCAACTGTTTTGAATTGATAAATTTTTTTATAACTTTTAACAGTCCAATCAGGATCATGAGGTAAATGAGCCCAAAGATTCCATTTGTATCTCAATTTATGAAATACAGATTTTTCAGAAATACTTGCAGTAGCCATTGTTAAATCAGTATGATAGGTTTCCATTATATGTTAATTAATTCAATTTTTTTAAATTATTTTAATGAATATATAATAATTATAATTTGAGTGTTAAAGAATGCTAATTATCATCTTCTAATTTTACAAAATCATCGGTTTTGTTAGATTGTTCATTAGTAATAGGTGTATCATAACTTTTTGTGGTTATAGGTTCTAATATGGGTAAAATATCGTAATCATCTTCATTTAAAATAATATATTTATTAGGTAAAAGAGTTATAAAATTAACATTATGATCAATAATTGATAATGTATAATCAAAATTGTATTCATTAACATGGACTTTAAGGACGGAGTTTAAATAATATTTGAAAAAATTTTTATTTAAAGAATTATTTACAATATAATAATTTGACCCATTATTTTTTAATTCTATTTTATAATTAGTTCCATTATATTCTATATTTACATCCATAAAATTAATTTTTGATAATTTATAATCTAATGTAGATGGGATTTTTTCATGGAATATTTTGTTTACACAACCTGTTTTTTCATCTTTATCATATAATAATATTCCCATATGTTTTTCTTGATTAAAACAATATTCTAAATTATGTAATGGATACGACATTTTTTTATCATGTCGTGTAATTAATGAACCAATAATTTCTCCATTTTTACCAATTGTATCTATAAGTATTATGTTATCTTCTTCTATAAATCCATTATCTTTTAAATATTTTTTAATTTTTTTCACATAAGGTGTGACAAAATTTACTGCTTTATTTATTTGTATTTGACAAAAACTTAATCCATATAACAAATTATATCCTATATTTATCGACAATGGTGTTAGTTTATTTTTTACGTAAATTACATTTTCTAAAATATATATTTCATAATTAATTGAAAATCTAAATACTAGTTGTAAACCAATTATTAAAGCAAATATAGCTAAATAAATCATATATTAATAATTATTAATTATTTAAATAGTTTTATTATACTTTTTAATCTTTATGAAACATCTATTCATATTGTGGGTCACTTGACCAATATGAAGCTACTTCATGGCTTGAATTATTTAAATCGGATGAAGTTACATCAACATATTTAACGTTTTTATTTGAAGTTTTTACTTTTGATGAGTATATTAAATTACCACTTTTTTTTATAGAACTAGTACTATTATCACATGTTATATTTAAAGTTCCTGTTGCTGGATTTAATCCAAATACATACAATAATATTGCTACAATTATGGACATAAAAATAAATGGAATAAATACTATTATCCAAGAAATTATACCCATACCTGCTTGACACAAAGCATTTAAAAGTATTGTAATTATTACCATCACAATTACTTTAAAAAACGCGGTATTATATAATCCTTTAAAAGTATCTATTACTATTTGTGTTAATGAAAATGCTACATATATTAATGCTGGGGCACATAAACTAAACATTTTACGTATTATATATATATATAGAAAAGAGTTTACATTATTTAGAGAAACTCGTATTTTAAATGCGTGTTGTTCTAATTGAAAATTGGTTCACCGTCTTTAATTATTCCAACTTTTTTACCAATATCTCCATCAGATGTCATTTCATATAAAATTCCATTTTCCTCTCCAGTTGCGAAGTAAGTAACATCGTCAATTTCAATTTCAAATACCTCTTCTTCATCTTTAAAAGTTGGTTCAATGTCTTCTCCAACAGATAATTCTTCATCTTTTTCTTCAGATTCATCTTCGGTTACAACTTCTTCTTCAGATTCTTCTTCCTCAAATTTCTCCTCAACAGTTTTATCCTTTTCTTGAATATATTCTCTAACAGTATCAGCTTCTTTTGCTAAAACTTCAGTTTCATCATCGGTTACAACTTCTTCTTCCTCCTTAACATCTTCATCACCATGTTCATCTTCGGTTACAACATCTTCTTCCTCCTTAACATCTTCATCATCAGTTTCATCATTATATTTTTCTTCATGTATTTCCGCACCGATATTTTTAGTTGTATTATCTTCTTCAAGTTTATCTTCATCAAAGTTATTTAATTCTATATCAGCTTCACATTTAGCTTCAACAAATTTTTCTTCAATCTTTAATTTAATATGGGATTCATCTATCTTTTCGTTTGAAACCCCATTTGAAAATCCAGTAAATTTTTGCTGACCACAAATTTGCTGGCATACAAATTTACTATTATTATTATTATTATTATTACTCTTAATTTCATTTAATTCAGTTTCTAATTGTTGTATTCTTACTTGTAAACTTTGTATTGTTTGTGATAATTGCCAATATTCGGAATTATTTCTTCTTAACTTTTCTGTATGATCATCAATTTCTGTCTTTAACAAACTACAAGTTAGGCCATTATTTTCTGCGGAATATTTTCCATCTGAAAAATTACACTCCTTAACATTACTAGAATTATCTGATTTCATTTGTTGCAACATATTATACATCTGTTCAATAGTTGCCATTTGTATTAATCTTTCAAGATTAATCATTGTGGTTGACATTCTTTAGATATTATACTATATAACAATTCGTTTAATATGATTTTAAAAATATTTAATATAATTATATATGTCCGACGAAATAAGTTTTTTTTGTAATGATGATATTGAACAGCATGTTCAAAAAGTTATGTCTCAAACAAACTATACTAAAGAGAAAGCAAAAGAAAAATTAAGGTTATTTAATTGTGATTATATGAGAGTTATTAGAGATTATATGGGAATACCTGAGACAAAAGAAGAAAAAAAAGTAAAATCTTTAAATCAAGAAATTTTTAGACAAATTAGAACAAAATTAGATAGTTCAATGAAGGAATATCGAGAAAAAAATCCAATTAATATGGTTCAGGTTATTGAAAATTTTAAGGAATCAGATGAACGTGAAAAGAATAGAATTAAAAATTAAATTAATTAAATTAATTTTTTAGCTTCGCAAACCCTTGAAGATTTAGAGCAATGCGTATTTTATATGCCGAATTTTATAATATTAAAAACTACTTAAATATATTCATGAAAAGAATGACCCTTTAAGGATTTTCCTTCATAAATAATAAAAGGTAATTACGAATGCTTTACTTTTTGCAGGTCATAAATAGTTGTTTCTATTTGATGGGAATATTCCTTATTTACACATATACATTTACATATGTTAAACCATTGCATAGAATTTAGTAGGACCTTTTTAAGAAAAGGTATCGCTCGTATTTTTTTGTTGAGATACTCGGCATTAAAAATACGCGTTGCTCTAAATACGCGTTGTTCTAAATAATCATATTTCGGAGAAATAAAATATAATTATTCTATTCCAATAAAACTGAATTTACACCCTTGAAGATTTAAAATTGCACCTTAAAGGTTGGACATAATCAATTCCGTGCAAATTTTGGTTAGGCATACTTAATGTATGGGTTGATTAAACCGATTTCTTCATCCAGAATGATACTGGTAAATCCATGAAATGTCCAAATGAGAATACACCCAAGGAAATATAAATATATGTAGTATCTTTAAGTAGTTTTTTCTTAAATAATTCAAAGATGCGATTTTAAATCTTCGTGGGTGTAAAGTTCCAAATTTTTCATTTAATATTGAACTCTTATTCTGTTTTTTTTTTGTAAACGAGACTTTACTTGGTAATTGTTTGAAGGTATAATCTTATTATTTAAAATAAAATCATCATTATCTTCATGTAATTCTGGTAAAATTCTTGTCAAAGGCTTATCAACAATCAAAAATAATCTTTCATTTCTTAATAAAGACCTATATTCTTGAATTGATAGATTACCATAAAACTTTTCAAGCATATAATATGGATTTGGTGCAGGTTTAATATTCTTCTTATAATTATAGATTTTAGTATAAATATGATTAAATAAATGATAACGTTCAAATTTACATGAACTATCAATACTTTCATTCATTAAATATGCTACACCACATTCAGGACTACAAAAACAGCCATAAACTTCATATGTTCCATTTATAAAATGTTTTGGAATATAAATTGGAGGATTATCAAATTCACATGTATCCCAAAAACATGCAGATCTTTTATTATTAACATTATTAATATGTAAATAATGTTCTAACTGTTTTAATTTCTTCCGAATTTCTTTTGTTGAATCCTTACATACAGAATCTTCATCATAATCATCACAATCATAACATGTAACTAACATATTTGTAGATGTTGTTCCCTTATCATTATCACAATAGGAATTTATTGTATTAACATTTTCATTTCCAAGTATCTCATAATTTAAATCCCCCTTTCCACCTAAAAAATTGTAGGATACCATAAAATTGTTAGTTTGATTATTTGTTTGTAAGTCCTTCATAGAACACTTTAAATGTAAAATTACATTAGGTTTTTCTTCTTTTTGAGGCTCGTTATTAACTACATGTTGGATAATTTTCCCACCTTTAGGTTTTCTTCCTCTTTTTTTTGCAATTTTTGGTTCTTCAGTTGTTACTGATGTTGTAATAATAGTATTACTTAACTCACAATTTTCTTCTACCGAATTATTAATTTTATCATCCTTTAATACATCTTCGATAACATTAGTTTGTGAACTCTGTATATTATTAAGAGATTCTGTTACTTGAGTTTCTATTTCTGAAATATTTAAGTTTATTGTATTTTGGATTTGGGTTTGTATTTTAGTTTCTTTTTCTTTTACTAAAGATACCATATTTAACGCCGCCATTAATTCCTTTTTGGACTTACGTCCTCTCTTTGCTTTTATCGTGTCAAATGTAGCATTTTTTACATTGTCCACCTTTTTACTATTTAATGCCATTTATATTTATGTAAAATAATGTAATATTTAATTTAAATCGTTTTTATATATATTTTCCAATATTTGTAAAAATAGAAACAATTAAATACTTTAATACTCAAATTCTGTATCATAACAACTTCTACAAACTGGAATATAATTATCAGAGCCTACAATTGTCTGTGTTTTATCTTCACTTAATCTTTTAGAAAATATGCCAGGCGTTCCATCTTTACAAATACTACATAATGATGTTAGTTTAGTTACCTTGTCACATAATGGAATTAAATCTAATATTTGTCCAAACTTCTTACGTTCAAAATCTCCATCCAATCCACATACGATTACCTTTTTATTATTTAAAAGTAAGTTTTTAACAAATTCTTCAAGATCAGGAAAGAATTGTCCTTCATTAATTAAAATAACACTGCTTTTTGCTATTTTAAATTTGTCTTTAACTCTTGGTATCAAACTAACTTCATTATCTAAATCAATACTTTCTGTAAATATGTCTAATAATTTATCAGTTTTAATACAAGGAATTTTCACTTTATCGTGAGTTGACAATAATTCTTCGTCATAACGATTATCTATTGAATGATTAATTACTGCAACAGATATGTTACAAAATTTACATTGGTTATATATTTCAACTAATCGGCTGGTTTTGCCAGAGTACATTGAACCGATAATAATTTCAAGATATCCTGTTTCACTATTAGACGACATTCTTATATTTGCCATAAAATATAATTATATTAAATTATTTCAATTTTTTATATTTTATTACAGTTTTACACCTTTGGACATTTCAAACGCCGATTTTCACGACATAAAAAATAAGAAAAGTGTAAAGTCAATGTTAAATTAAGGACGAAACTATTTAGAAATAATATTTATATTTTGATAATTTTAATTAATTATATATTAGAAATAATTAATATTTATAAATAATGGAACATAGTAGCGTACCGCTAGTTGAAAAATATAGACCAAAAGTTTTTAATGATATCGTATTAGACCCTCTAAATAAAAAAATACTAACAAATATTATTAAAACCGGTCATTTTCCAAATTTATTATTTTATGGTCCTCCTGGAACCGGTAAGACCACAACGATAATTAATCTTGTTAACTCATATCAGGAAAAACTAAACCAAAAAAATAAAGAATTAATGATTCATTTAAATGCATCAGATGAACGCGGTATAGACATTATTAGAAGTCAAATAAATCAATTTGTTAACTCAAAAACTATGTTTAATCATGGTATGAAATTTGTTATTTTAGATGAAGTAGATTATATGACCAAAAATGCTCAGCAAGCATTACGATATCTTTTACAAAATTTCTCAAATTCAGTTCGTTTTTGTTTAATATGTAATTATATTAGTCGCATTGATGAAGTTTTACAGAATGAATTTTTAAGATTAAGATTTAACCAGCTTCCAGAAAATGATATTATTAAGTTTTTAAATAATATATCTGTGTGTGAAAATCTAAATTTAAACGAAAAATCATTACGTTTAATACAAAAATTATATAAATCTGATATACGAAGTATGATAAATTTTATGCAATCAAATCAAAATATAAAAAATGAAGATATATGTATAATTAATGATAGTGTTTGGAATAGTTTATTTTGTAAAATACAAAATGGGCACGCATTATCATCGCTACAAACATTTACAAATGATATAAGTTGTCGTTATAATATTGATAAAAAGAATATAATTAAGGATTTTCTGAATTATATTATTCGTAACAAGGAAACTTTAAATATTCCTAAATATTTTAATTTTGTTGAAAATATTATACATTTTGAAGATTGTAAAAACAGCTATTACGTAAACTATTCATTAATTAAACTATCTAAACTATTAAATGAATCATAGTGAGACATTCTTAATTTTAATGTTAACATAAATTCGTTTGGAAAAAGCTTTTTAATGGAGAAAACAAATTTTGTTTCAAACTATATTCATTTACTCTAAATCCTTCCTTCTTGTTTGTAGGTGATTTTTGGGGAATAGAAATAATTTTACTCATTTTATGAATGATTCGTGGTTTACAACTATTCATTATTCTATATTATAAAAAATAATTGAAATAAAATAATTTAAAGAATATTAAGATATAATCTGAAGTAATCCTATAGCTTTGAACATGTCTAACTCTACAAGTTATCAAAATATTGATGATGAATGGCTCAAATTTCTTACCAATAAATACGATGATTGTTCATCTGACGCCGAAAATAATAAGATACTTGATGAGGTATCTGATAAACTATTTGATGAAGCAAATATACAAGACAATCAATGGACATGTATTGAGTTTAAAAAAGGGTTAGATTATATGGATTTTTTTGAAACACATAGTAATCCCTCAGAAACTCTTGATTACACGAAATTAAAATCCATTATTCCATCTGGGTTGGCAGTTCCAGAACCAACTGATATTTATATTTCAACTAAATCAAAAATAGCATATTTAACTCAACCAGTTGATCTCAATATATTTTGGAATATACCTGTAATTTCATACTATAGTCCTCAAAATGGAGTTATTAAAAAACAAATCAAAATTAACTCAAAGACACATGAAGAATTAGAGTTTGTTCAACAAAGATTACAAAAAGAAATCTTAGTTGAACAACATATTATGTCTCATATTGATAATCCTAATGGACGTATTAAATTTAAAGATATTCGCAAAATTACTATTGGCATATCTACAAAAGATATTATGAGCTGTCGTTCCAAGAAGAAGCAAGCATTTTATAATTGTTTTGTAATAATTTTACGTGTTAATATTAATAACAGATTTAAAGAATTTCATGTTAAGGTATTCAATTCTGGTAAATTAGAGATGCCAGGCGTGCAAAGTGAAAGTATGTTTCAAAGTCTATTAAATCATATTATTAGTATTCTTCAACCATTTTATTCAGAACCATTAACTTGTTCTGAAAACAGCGATACTATTTTAATCAATTCCAATTTTAATTGCGGATTCTACATTAATCGTGAAGTTTTGTATGATATTCTTAGAAGTAAATACAATATTCAGGCTATTTATGATCCGTGCTCGTATCCGGGTATTCAATGTAAATTCTATTACAACAACGATATTAAAGTTCAAACCGGAATGCAGATTACAACCGAAAATAAGGATAAATACAAAAATATTACAGAAGTTTCATTTATGATATTTAGAACAGGTAGTGTGTTGATTGTAGGAATGTGTGAAGAATTTGTATTGCAAGATATATACAATTTTTTAAAAGGATTATTGAAGACTGAGTTTAAATATATCTGTCAAAAGTTAATCACAAATACTGATTTGCTAAATAAAGATAAAAAGAAAAAGATTCGTAGAAAAACCATTAATATTATTACAGGCGTTACTGAAGTAGAAGATAAACATATTAATAAGCAACTAGACAATATTGTGAAACAAAGTGAAATACAAGTTGTTGAAACAACGGATGTTACGGAAATAAAATCTGAGAAAAAACAAACAAAATCTAGAAAATCTCATAAACTTGCGAAACAACATGTTAATTTAGAAATTCTTGAAGAAGCCTAGTCTGAAAAAATCCATTCAACAATTTTATTTAATTTATTATCATTTATAAAATTACTTAATTTTGTATCATAAATTTTATTTTTAATTACTTTTTCATTAAATTTTTTCTTACTTATTATTTTTTTAATAAACTCATTTAATAATCTAAAAAAATCTAATATATCTATTTGTTTTTCATCTAATAATATTATAAATAAATACACATATTCTATGTGATTTACTTTAATTTTATTTTTATTTAATATTTCACTAATAAACTTAATATCATCACAACTTTTGTTAATATATTCATTTTTATTTTCATATTTAAAATCTGTATGATTAATTATGAATAAAATAATATTCTTATAAATATGTATATATGTATCTATAGTTACCAATATAGTTTTTTCTTCGGCTGTGGGTTCCTGAATATTCTTTTTGTATTCGTTATTTAGACCAAAAATAGTTTTTTTATATACAAATAATATTGCGTCTCTTGAGCTTAATTGTAAGAATGTCAAATTATCATCTGATATTTGTTCAATAAATTCAATATAAAAATAATATGCTTTTTGTGTATGATAAAATGTTAGTGCTAAATTTTTTGTAAAATAGAAAATAAAAGAATAAACATGAATTAATGTTTCAATACCTCTCTCAAAAATAAAACGGTAATATGATTTGTTCTTCATAATTATTTTTTCTGAAATAAATCTCATATATTCCAAAATAACTTCTACAAATTTAGTTAAAATTTCAGAAACTGAATTATCAATAACTGCTTTATAGTTTGAAGTATTATATAAAATATAAGTAGATGTATCACTTAAAGTATTTGTTAGTTTGTTTGACGTATTCATTTATTTTTATTATATAATTAATTTAATATTAAATACTTTTTAAATATAAGTATTTAAAGACTTTAAATTTAATTTTATTATAAATGTCTTCATTTGAACAAAAATCACAAAGTGACTCAGCTGCACACACTCTACATGCGCCTACTCAACGTCCATCGGTTACAACTAATAACTCTACTTATCGTCTGCCATGTGATGCTACTTTACAAAATGCAACTAAGTTATCTATTGTTGAGGATAAGCCCTTAATGTTAGATTACTGGACTGATTCTTTAGATAAGAAAGCTCTTATCGGGGTTAGAGAAGGAACTGGCGAAAAGTTGTTAGTTAAGTCTTCTGAGGAGTATACCTCACCAATTGCAAAATTTTATAAATCTATGACTGAATATATTGTTATTACTGAAAATTCTATTTATGTTGTTGCCAGCGATATTCCTACTAGAAAAATATCTTAAATATATAACTAAATTACACCCACTGCGGTGGGGATGCTTATAATAGAAATGCTGTATATGTAAAAATAAAACAAGAAAAAATAAGAGAAAAAATACCTAAAATACCTAAAATACCTAAAATAAAGTCGGCGTTTTAAATGTTTAAAGGTGTAAAAGGTTTTCTACCTCGCATTATAATATACTTATATCAAAAATATTAATATTTTCTTAATTATTTTGGTAGATTAAATGCAATTGGAACTTGATTTACAGTATTTTGAAAAACTAAATTATTATTTGATTCAACCGGTCTAAATGTATTCAAATAAGCTTCTATATTACGTATATTATAAGGTTTTCTACCTCGCATTATAATATACTTATATCAAAATATTAATATTTTTCTTAATTATTTTGGTGGATTAAATGCAATTGGAACTTGATTTACACGATCCCAACGAGCTCCGCGTGAACCAAATCCGGCACCATTATCTGCTAACGTATGATAAGTATTGTAAGAGTATTGAACTTTAGTTTGAAATCCAAAATAGTTTTTTGGAAATAAAGGTAATGCTAATTCTCTATCTTTTCCCGCAAAAGAATTAGTAAAAATTCTTGAATTAAATCTTCCTGTTCCCATTTTATATTATAATAAAAGATAAAATAAAAATAATTAGATTATTACATATTTAACCCTCTGGCTGCTCTTTTTAACGAACCTCCAGATGCACCAGTATCAGCTTGATAAGTAACTGCTAATACTGCTGAACCACGTCTTAAATGTGGGGCTGTTCGTAAATACCAATACATACGATCAAATAAATATGCAGTAGCATAGTTAACTCCTGATGAACGTCCTCCAGAACCTGATAAACTTGGCATATAAAATTATTGTATATTTTATTTTTTAGAATTACGTTTTTTAGTTTTTTAGTTTTTGATTTTCGTTTAATATATATTTTTGTTTACATTTTGAATAGTGATGTCTGAACACTGTGGCGTATTGATTCAAAAGGTTATTAAATGTGTTTAGATAGTAATTGGTATCATTTGTCTTAGATGTAAAATGGAACCCAGAATCTTTAGTTTTCTAGTTTATTACAAACTAGTGTTCTACCACTAAGCTAAAGGGTAGATATTATTAAATTGTCTTTAAGTAGTTTTTAGTCTATTTTGGATATACTTTCCTAAAAGTCTATTTTTTTAAGTTGCTCCATTGTTTCTTCTTTTAGTTTTTCTGGAAATTTTACATTAAAAATTATTATTAGACTTCCTGTATGTTGTTCTCTTGAAAATCCCATATTTGATATTCTTTTTTTATATCCATGACAAATTATATTACCTGAACTGTTATTTATTGTATATATCTTTCCAGTTATATATTTCAATTCAAAAGTAAATCCACATAATGCCTCTTTTACACTAATAGTTTTTTCTAAAATAAGATCTAGACCACTTCTTTTAAATTCTGTATCGTTCTCTATCTTTATAAATAATTTTATATCGCCTTTACAATCTTGTCTCGCAACATTACCTTTATCTCTTAATACAATTATTTCTCCTTCATCTATTCCTTTTGGAACTATTACATATACTGTTTCATTCTCAAACACTTTATTTCCATCTTCAATAATCCATCTTTCAATTTCAATCGGAATTGTTGTTCCTGTTAGTATCTTATCAATTGGAACTACTATAGTTTTTATTATTGGACTTGGTTTTTCCATTCCTTTAGCAAAACCTTGTGGATTTACATGAATACCATTATGAAAAATACGAACATTACCCGCAAATGGATACGGCCCTTTACACGGACCAAATGACGGCATGTGACCTAAAGGCGTTCCTCCAAATAGATTTGCAAATAAATCTTCCATTGGATTTTGTTCTGAATTACCTAATCCATTCATCATTTTTACAAATGGATTATTTCTCATCGCATCATATTCCCTTTTTTTTTCATGATCACCAAGCGTTTCATATGCTTCTGATATTTTTTGAAATTTTGCGGTCGCATCTTGGTTATTTTTATTTCTATCTGGATGATACATCATTGACAATCTTCTATAAGATTTTTTTATTTCATCTATTCCAGCACTTTCATCTAATTCTAACACATTATAAAAACTATCACTCATTTATAATAATATTATAAACTAAGATAAACTTAAATACTTATCAACGTATATAATTATTAAAATGGTTCAAACACTATTCTTAAATAAATATCAACCATTATATTTTAATGACTTTGTATTCGATGATGAAATGATTGATATTCTAAATACTTTAATTAAAATAGACAATTTAAATATATTATTTATTGGAGATATTGGTTCCGGCAAAACCACATTATTAAATGCTGCTATTAAAGAATATTACAAAAATTATTCACCAAACCAATATCAAAACAATATTTTACACATTAATTCACTTAAAGAACAAGGCATTAATTATTATCGTAATGATGTTAAGACATTTTGTCAAACATGTTCATCTGTTAAAAATAAAAAAAAAATTCTTGTTCTTGATGACATTGATATTATTAATGAACAAAGTCAACAAGTATTTAGAAATTTTATTGATAAATATAGTTATAATGTTCACTTTATTGCTTCTTGTAGTAACTCACCAAAAGTTATCGAATCATTACAATCTAGATTTACTATAGTCAAAATTAAACCACTTCAAAAACATCATCTAAATCAAATTATACAACAAATTATTGATGCTGAACATATTAATATTACTGATTCTGCCAGAGATTTTATCTTAAATGTATCCAATAATAATGCTAAAATCTTAATCAATTATATGGAAAAATTTAAACTATTAAATCAAGACGTTGATTTAGACTTGGCTACAAGTGTTTGCACTAACATTAGCTTCTTTATTTTTGAAGAATATACACAATTTTTACAAACATCTAAACTTCATTCTGCAGTTAAACTTTTATATGATATTTATGATAAAGGTTACTCTGTCATGGATATTCTTGATAACTATTTTTTATTCGTTAAAATTACTAATGTATTAACAGAAACACAAAAATATGATGTTATACCTATTATTTGTAAATATATCACTATTTTTCATAATATTCATGAAGATGAAATTGAATTAGCCCTGTTTTCTAACAATTTATTTAGCGTTCTTACAAAATAATTCATTTTACTATTTAAACCTATATAACTTCTATTTTAAGCGAAGCAAACAAAATTTAATTTATATCTATAGTTATTATAATATGTCATCACAAATATTTAAAAATCACATCCCTAATGAATTACTTATTAAGTTATTGGATGATATTGCTGTTAAATCGGAAAAATGCTATGTTCTTAATAATAACTCATATAAAAAAGGCATGTTCAACAATCTTATTACAGATTTCATTAAACAATGTATACCATACTATCATCTTTCTAAACGCAAATATTTAGAAAGAAAACTTACATACAACTCTTTCATTACTATTATTAGACAAATATGTAATTTCAACAAGATTACATATACATCTCAAATTAAATATGATAAATCTACTTATGATATTCTGTATTACATTTATTTTTAACCTTAATAATCCCAATTATATGTATTTTTCAATATTTTTAAATTTTTTGTTATTTTACTTCGCTCGAGTCTAACATTATCATATGTTGCTACTTCATAGTTTCTATCAATATTACTTTCAAAGAATTCATATGTTAGTTCATCATCTTTATATCCTTCTAAATTATTAAAATTATAAAGAATTATACTTGTCTTACTACGAGGACCCACTGCGAATTCAATAAAATCATATAAATCATTTGTAGAACCGCAGCGAAAAGCATATGGAACGAAATTTTGACTTCCAATATCTTGACGCTTTCCTCTTACATAATAATCATCATCTTTTGAACTATAACCAATAAATAAACGTGTATCAATAGACATTTTATTTGTTGATTTATCATGTTTCTCAATACATAAAATAAATTGAGTATTCATTTGTAGTTCAAAATCGTTGTAAGTAAAGTCATGCATTTTTAGATGTAATCTTAGAGCATTTTACCTTTAAGTTGTTTTACACCCTTGAAGATTCAAAACCGAACCTTTTATTTTTATAGTTTCAATTTAATAAAATTATTTGTATTATAAACAATATAAATATAAATATAATTTATATTTTATAAACAAATGGAGTGTCCTTATTGTAAAAGCTGTAATATTAGAAATTTAAAGGTTCACATAGTAAGTCCAATTGGTGCAAAAAAACATAAATGCTTACAATGTAATCAAAGTTTTATTACACATAAAACAGAAGAGTTTAATAATAACGTAATTCAAATTCCACCAATAAATAATAAAACATAAATGCCTTAAACTTTGTTAATTTTTATTTTTCCAAAAAGTACGGTTTTAAATCTTCAATGGTGTAAAAACAATTTTTTTACACCTTTGCACATTTAAAACGCCGAATTAACAACGAAAAAAAATATAATAAGAAACCTTCAAATAAAATAAAAACATTAAAAAATTATAAATAATTTGCATATTTAAAAGTCGGCGTTTTACACCTTTGCACATTTAAAACGCCGAATTAACAACGAAAAAAAATATAATAAGAAACCTTCAAATAGAATAAAAACATTAAAAATTTATAAATAATTTGCATATTTAAAAGTCGGCGTTTTAAATGTGCAAAGGTGTAAATGTGCAAAGGTGTAAAACAACTTAAAGGTTAAAACATAACACTAACATGGAATTTGCTAAAGCTAAGAACAAAATTGTTGAATTAAAATCCGAATTAATTCAAGTTGTCTCTGAATTAAAAATCTTAATCAAATTTATACGGAACACCAAAAAAGGTATCCAATTTAAACCTAAATTTTTTACTAAACTTGAATAATCCGAATATTTTTATCCGAATATGTTTCTTGTTCACCATAAATCCATTCTGTGTTCATTTCATTAAAAAATTTGTATCAGTTATTGAGACTTTACATGTTAGTCCAAATGACCAATTTTCATTTATATCATTAACTATTAAATGTTACCAACTAATGTTGTTTTACTTGTATTATAATATTCATTAATTGCTTTGCTTAAAATCTAAACTTTGGCATATAAATATACTAACAAATTGTAGTTATATTTATATTAATCATTTTTATATAATTCTAAGGTTCTTGCACTAGGATCAGTAGCATTTGTATACTTCGGCATCCAAAAATATGGCAAAATATGTTCACAATTTGGAAATTCTTTGTCAAATATGCGTTTATAATATTTCTTTTCTGTTTCAATATTTGTTTTATAAGGAAAATAATATGTATCGTTTTCAATATGCTTTTTTCTTTGTAATTCATCTACCTCTTTGTTTAATTTTTCTGTAATCTTTTCTTGAAGAATCACGAATAACGATCTTCCTTGGGAACTAACCCCATCACTAAATGCCTCTTTTTTTCTCCAAAGGATTTCATCTGGTAAAATTGCCTTTCCTTTTTTATTGAAAAAATATGGTTTTGAAAAGCTGCTTCGCAATAAATATTTTTCTGGTTGTTTAAAATTATTATGATTACGAAAATAAGCTGGAATAGATAAAACGTAATTTACAAAGCTTCTATCCAAAAATGGTGTTCGTGGTTCAAGACCATTTGAAGATATTGATTTATCTGAACGCAAAACATCAAATAAATGTATATCTTTCAATAATCTTCTAGTCTCTTTATCAAATTCAATATCATCAGGACATTTATGCATGTATAGATATCCTCCAAATAATTCATCTGACCCATCACCGTTAAAAATCACCTTTGCTTCTGAATTTTTTGAAATATATTTACCAATTAAGTAGTTTCCAATACTTGCTCTAACAGTAGTTGTATCATAGCTCTCAATAGCTTTAATAACTTCTGGAATAGCATCAAACATATATTGTTCGGTTACAATTATTTCTGTATGTTTAGACCCAATATATTCTGCTACAATTTTAGCATATTTTATGTCTTCAGAATTTTCAAGTCCAATACTATAAGTTTCTATTTGAACACCCTTTCCAAAAAAATAATTTGCTACTAATACTGCTATTAAACTGCTATCAAGACCACCACTTAATAAACACGCTACATGTCGTTCAGTTGTTTGACATCGTTTAACAACAGCTGCGTTTAAATAGCTAGAAATATTATATAATATATTATCTTGTAGATGTTCTACATCATTGGCTAATATTGAGTGCGGAAATGTGGGAATAAAATATCTTTGGTTAGTTACTATCGGTTCCCATTTTGAGTTTACTTTACTTCCATATTGAAATATTGAATATGTTCCAGGTTCAAATTGTTCAATAAAATAATGATATTTATTTAAGTTATAAAAATATTCCAAACATTTTAGTTCTGAAGCAAACCCATATAGATTATATAAATTATAGTTATTATTGATATTATAAAGTTTATATAATGGCCTAACTCCTAATGGATCTCTTGCTATATACATATTGAAACATCCATTACTAATTCTGCGATCATATAATACAAATGAGTAAACACCATCCAACATAAGTAATGTTTGTTCAATTCCACACTTAAGAAATAAGTGAATAATTACTTCACAATCTGAACCTGTTTTTGGTGTTATATTCATAGTTTTATATAATTGTTTATAATTATAAATTTCGCCATTACAGATTAATACAATGTCATTAATAACTATAGGCTGATTTGATTCAGTATTTAACCCATTAATTGCGAGTCTGTGAAATCCAAGAACCATTTTAAAACATTTTGTTTCTAATTTGGAAAATTCAGGCCCGCGGTTTTTACCCTTCATGAATTGTTCATTTATTGTTGGTTGGTCATCTACAAAATTACTGTTATCATAATTTGGATTTAAAAGCGCAAATATACCACACATAGAACATATTCTAGACAAGACTTTAATATCTTTTTAAAATTAAATTTGTATAAATACGTTTAAAATATTATTATTAAGTAATTTAGAGCAATACGTATTTTAAATGCCGACTTTTATTACTTCTTTATAAACCGTCAAATGTTTTTATTTTTTATATTTTATCATATATGTTTTATTTTATAGTAATCTTTATTATAAGCATAAATAAAGTAATTTTCATTTTTTTCATTATAATCTTCTAATAAAACAAGGTTTAACTCTTCTTTTATTCGATTTAATTTACATCTGTTTTATTCACGTGGAATCATTGGTATTTTATGTATGTGTTGATTTTCATAAAAAAGTTTTGTAATCTCTATGTATTCTTTTTCATCAAAAGTCAATTGAATATTATTAACTAATATGTAATTTTTGTCATACATAATATTAAATTTTCTTACACATTCTTTTTGAAATTCATCATATTTTTCATTATAACCTTTAATATCAGAATTTATTTTGTAAGTGTTTGAGTTTAATACTTGTAATTCTCCCAAAGAGTTAGTGTATTTAATAGTTTTTGGTGCGTTCACTTATTTAATTCATAATGACGGTTTATTTATATTGTTTTAGTGTTATATATAAATTATAAATGGAAAATAATATTGACTATAAGAGATTATAATAATTATCTATTATAGTCGGTATTTAAAATACGTATTGCTTTAAATTATTACAATGAATAACAATTACTTATATATTGTTGGTTTTTAGGCATTTTGTTAGTTACATTTGTTGTGTTTTACTTTCTCAAAAAAAGGAATCAATAAATGGTGAAAAAATAGAGAAACATATGAAAGAAGATTATGAGATAGAATGTGATGGAGATAAATGTGTTATAAAGCCAAAATATAACAAATGTGACGATAAAATAGTTGTTTAAAAGTATATAATATTTTGTTAGCAATTCTGATAACAAAATAATAATTAAAGTATTGTCGAAAATTTCAGTAATAAAAACTTTTGAAAAAGTCGAGGGGGTTTTCGAAAATGGACAAAAAAAAATGTCCAAAATTGAAAATCCAAACAAAGTTTCGAAAAAGACCCTCGTAGTCGATGTTTCTGAGCATAATGCTCTTAGTTTAAAAAATTAGCAAAAAAAAAGTGTTACGATAAAATTTTCTGTTTTTTTTAAAAAAAAACTTAAAATTATAATATGTTGCTAAAATATAGGAGAATGGCAACAAATTTGTCCGTAAAATATCCGCTAGTTTTTGAATGTAAATCCTGTTACTATTCAACGTCTTGTTCAAAAGATTTCAAAAAACACACTAACACCAAAAAACATTTTAGCAACATTTCGCAACAGTTAGCAACCGAAAAATCCGCCATAATCCCAAAATTTATATGTGAAAATTGTAATAAACCATATAAAGACCGCACAGGTTTATGGAGGCATAAGAAAAAATGTATTCCAGCCTCTTTGGATCCTGAATCAATTAAAACTAATTTTTTTGACAAAGATATGATTATGGAGATCATTAAGAATAATACAGAGGTTCAAAAGATGATGATGGAAGTGATTAAAAGTGGAACAAATAATAATAATACAATTAATAGTCACAATACAACTAACAAGACTTTTAATCTAAATTTATATTTGAACGAAACATGTAAAGATGCTATGAATATATCTGATTTTGTTAGTTCAATTAAGTTGAGTCTTGAGGACTTAGAAAATACCGGAAGAAAAGGATATGTTGAAGGAATATCTAATATATTTGTAAAAAACTTAAATGATATTGAAGATCACATGAGACCCATACATTGTAGTGACCAAAAAAGAGAAATACTTTATATAAAGGATAATGATAAATGGAAAAAAGAATGTGATGATAAACCTATTTTAACAAAGGCAATTAAAAATGTGGCAAATGAAAACATAAAACAAATAAATAGATGGAGAGATAAAAATCCGGATTGCACCAAATCAGATTCCACAAAAAATGATCTATATTTGAAAATTGTTAGTAATTCAATGAATGGACTAACAGAGGAAGAAGGTAAGAAAAATATAAGCAAAATAATAAGTAATGTAGCTAAGGAAACAACTATTGATAAAAATATTAATACTTAATTTTTTAATTTAAAGCCCTTTACACCCTTGAAGATTTAAAATGGGACAAATCCCTTAAGGGAACCAATATTTATTCTTTTTTTATTATAAGTATGACACCCAAAATTTACACGATCTTCCCTTCGGGAGAGCAAACCTTTTTGATTTTTAGCGGGTTTTGTCCCATTTTAAATCTTCAAGGGTGTAAATATTAATGAAAGTAACATTTTAACAAAAAGATCATCTGTCCCTGAAATATGGTATAATGGATTAGATGGAAATAAACATAGACATTATGTAGATATATTTATACCTACAGAAAATCGTTGTATTGAAGTTAAATCTATTTGGACAGCAAAAAAGAAAAAGATTGTATTTTCCTAAAACAACATGCCGCAAAAGATTTAGGATATAATTATGAAATATGGATTTATAATGAACATGGTGAATGTATTCAAAAATATATTTAAGGTAAATTTCCAGCATTTTTAGCTCGTGGCACATTGTTACCAATTCCCAACGGCATGGGACCAAATACATTTATCGTGTTGGAAATCGGAATCCTCCAAAAACTAATCCAATCCGGTTTGTTCTCCATTGGTTCAATTACGCCCATATGACTATCTGGCGCCAAAGCTAATACCATATATTTCGCCAAAATAAACTGGCTTTCAAATATTTGCTCAGGACTTGAACGAGCAAACCATTCGTAATGTCTTCTCTTTAAAATCATACATGCTGGAATCCATATACCATACATTTTTCCATAAAAGTGAATATAATCATCACCCAATAAGGTCTCAACTGTAACAGGAACATCATCAACTGTTTTTGTTCCTACGTCAGTTCCTGGAATCAAACGCATTTTACCTTTCGTAATCTTATCGTTACACCATCTATCAAATTCGCCTAAAAACTTAGTTTGAGCAGTATAATCATCTGAAATAGTGCGCTCCATAAAATTAATAAATTTCTTTATAGTTTCATTTTCTTTCTTCGCACCCATAAATCTAGCATCTGGATAATATAATTTGTTAGTTGATGTTATATTTGAATCATAATTTTCACAAACAAACATACAATCGTCATTTGTTCCACGATTATACATAGTAATTAAATCTCTAAAACACAAAAATGAAATTGGAACATTCATTCCACCATATGTATAAATCAGTTTAGCAATTGCTAGTTGTCTTACATAACATTTCATGGGGTCAGCAAGGAGATTCATATTTATATTCCAATGTGGAATAAGTTTTTCAAAAGAACCATCATCAATTATTACAATTTTAAAAGATTCATCACAATTTTTAATAATAGATTTAACAGTTAAGTATAAATAAGGTTGATTTAATTCATAAGAGCTTCTAGAACCAAAGCTTAACCAGTTACGAGAATTATATTCATGGGGAATATAAATCCATAATAAAGGTTTCTTACTCTTATCTAAAGTTTTATCCTTTAGCAAGTATTTTTTTATTTCTCCATAATCATCAAAAGTAGCTTTATTAGCATGTTTTTCTAAATATTTTTGATATAGGATTCCTAATGATATAAGTATAACAAATAGTATAATATAATTAGAAACTAACATATAATATAATATTATTTTATAT